CCCTACCTCACTTGTAAGAATTGCCAAATTGGGAAATAAGTTATACCTTGATGAAGTTATTTACGATAAGGGATTGACCAATGCCGATTTGATTAAAAAGATTAAGCTTTATCCAAGTAAACTCGGTGAGATATATTGTGATAGTGCTGACCCAAAATCTATTGAGGAATTGAAAAGAGCAAACCTTCCTGTTAAGAAAGCAGTTAAAGGTAATGATTCAGTTAATGCAGGTATTAGTAAATTACGGGAATATGAGGTGTATTACACGAGGCGGTCAAAAAACATTAAAAAGGAAGTAGATAACTACCAATGGATGATGGTTGGGGGTAAAACCATTAACAAACCAATAGATGACTTTAATCACGGGCTTGATGCAATCAGATATGCCGTATATACCAAGTATTCAAAGAAAAAACTCTTAATATTTTAAACATGGGATTATTCGATTTTTTTACAGGCAAAAAAGCCGTAGATGTGCAAAGTGTCAAACAATGGCAACTTTTTGGTGGAGGCCAAACGTACTCTTTGTATAGTACTGATTATCGTGATGCGATAAACAATGGATACGACAAGAACGTAGATGTGTATTCGATTATTGATGACATTTCATCTCGTGCGGTAGAAGTTCCTTTAGAACTATACCAAACTACAAAGATGCAAATTAAGTCTGCAAACAGAGTTAAGGCTTTGCTTACAAGACCTACTGACAGAAGTATGATGGAAGCTAAGGCTATCACTACTAAGTCATTCAAAGAGTTAGAGGAGCACCCATTATTGGCTTTACTTAGGAAACCTAATGGATATCAAACTTCTAAACAGTTTTTTAACTCTTTATTCTCGTATGACCTACTTTTAAAAGATGTGGGTGTATGGGGCGAAGAAGATCCAATCAAACCAGGAAAGATTGCAAGACTTCACGTTATAGCCCCACACGATTATGATATCATTACTGATGGTTTTAGAAAGGTTGTTAAGTATAAGATTAGGTCTATTAATCAAGAGGTTGATCCTCAATTCTTTTTATCGTTCCGTAGTTTTAATCCCACTTTTGACAACCAAAACTCTGTACAACGTGGGGTATCTCCTTTAAAGGCAGGTTCTCGTGTTTTGCAGAAAGCTAACGCAGGAGAAGAAGTTGCTATTGAAAACTTTGAAACTCGTGGTGCAGTAGGATTTGTGTATAAGGATGACATTAACGTAGAAGATTTAGATTCTACTGAAGTAAAAGACTTAGAGGACAGAATGTACGATAAGATTTACAATTCATCTTCTAAGGGTCGTGTTCAATGGAGTAATGCTAAGGTTGGTTTTACTAAGCTATCTACAACTAACATTGATTTAGACCTTAGACAAATGAGTAAGCTTTCTACAGAGCAGTTGTGTCGCTTATGGCATTATCCATACGTTCTATTAAACTCTGATAACTTAACTGAAAGTAATTTGGCTCACTTTATCCGCAGAATGATTATTAACTGCGTAGTGCCTATGCAAGCAAGAGTTTGTGAAGGTTTATTAGATTGGCTTGCTCCAAGCATGGGTATGAACCCATCACAATACGTTTTACGTTTTGATGTTGATGCTTATCCTGAAATGAAGCAAAACTTCTTGGACGCAGCAAGTATCTTGGAGAAATTGGATGGGGTGTTAACACAAGATGAGAAACGTGTGTTTATGGACTTTGAGCCAACTAACGATCCAGTAATGAATCAAGTTTACATTCGTTCTAATCAAGTGACTATTGGTAGCCTTAACATTGACCCAACTGAAATTGGTTCGATGGTTACGGATGAAGATAACTAACATGGATACTTTATCAATTGTAATAACAATAATAGCCTCGACAACTTCTTTTTGGTTGGGGCTATTTATTATCTATCACGATAAAACAAAGGATAGAGAAAGAAAAAAGATTGAGAAGCTTTTTAGAGATAAAAAATGGTAACAGAAGAAATGTACCGAGTAGCTTGGCGAAGAAGGCACAACATGAATGAACGTGCTTTCTTTGCTTATCTACAAACCAAGTTAGGAGCAGAAACAAGAGCATACATCAAATCACTTGAAGGTCGTAAACCACAAGCTTTTCATATCACCAATCACTTCAACGAGAGATGGTTTATGGAAATACTTAAAGAGGCTTACATTAAGTTCGGTGTTAAGCAAGGAGAGTTTTTGAGCAAGTATCAGAAAAAGGATGAGAACCAAGACTTTTATAACGCTTGGATTTTGGCACTCCTTTTGCTGTTTAAAGACCTTTCGCAGTTCATTATGATACTTGGTATCATTCGTACAATAAAAATTGATGTACAGAAATATGTACAACAAAAAATAGATGAAGGAATTTCTCCTGAAGCTATTATTACTTTGCTATCTGTTTATTTAACTTCTAGGAATATTATCCGTAGTCAAACAATCGCAAGAACAGAACTTACGAAGATAATGAACTTCGCTAGTGAGCAATGGGCAAGTTTACAAAACAAGCCATTAAAGAAGAAGTGGATAGTTATTCTTGATGGTAAAGAAAGAGCATCACATAGTGCAATGGCAAGTTATCCTGCAATAGCTTTAAATGAAAAGTTTATTGTTGGTGGTTCATTAATGGATAGACCTGGTGATGCCTCCGCTCCTGCTAACGAACTTGTTAATTGTCGTTGCGGACTAATGTACGTTGAGTAAAATTTGGTATTTAGTTATTTTTATTATATTTGCAAGCAATCGGAAAGAATAATATGAGAAATTTACAATACAAAAGTGTTGGTGAGATTACAGATGTTGATATTGAGAAAAGAATCATTACTGGATACGCATCTAAATTTGGCAACATTGACTTAGTTGGTGATATGATTATGCCAGGTGCTTTCACTAAGACAGTTAATGAAAGAGGGCCACTAGGAAAGAATGAGATATGGTTCTTACACAATCATAGCACAGATAGTCCACTAGGAAAGCCAAGTGTCTTAAAAGAAGATAACTATGGCCTTTACTTTGAGTCTAAGATTGTAGATACTGAAATTGGAGAAGATATTTTAAAGCTTTATCAAGAAGGTTTAATTAATCAGCATTCAATTGGTTTCAGCACAATCAAGCAGAACAAAGTAGATGCAACTGCAGGCAATCCTGCATACTACCAAATACAAGAGGTTAAACTATATGAGTTTTCTTCTGTATTGTGGGGTGCTAACCCTGATACTCCATTTATGGGGATGAAATCATTGGATGCACAAGGCTTACAAGATAGGTTTGATAAATTGTACAAGCAACTCAAGAGTGGAAATTTAAAAGATGAAACTTATGAATTGTTAGAAATAGAGTATAACTTTATAAAGTCGGAAATATTTAAACTAATCGACCAAGAGCAGAAGTCGGAAGCTACCACTCCTGTTGAAGTTGATCCAGTTGAGATTGAACGCAAAAGACAGGAAGAATTTTTATTACAACTAAAAAACTCGTTTAAATAATGGAGGATATTAAAAAAATCGTTGAGGAGGTAAAATCCGACATCAACGCAATGATTGAAAAAGGTGTTGGTAAGGAAATGGAAGGTTTAAACCTTAAAGACCTTATCTCACAAACACAAAATGCAGGTGAGAAGTTAGCTTCTTTAGAGGAGAAAATGGGAACTGTAGAGAAGTCTGTATCTGACTTTATCTTAGACCAAAAATCTGTAGGTGCTCCTGCACAAAGAGAAGATTTCGTAGCTAAGGCTTTCGAAGCAAACGCAGGTAAATTGAAGTCTTTGATTTCATCTCGTGGTGAGGCAGTAGGAATGAACTTCAAGGCTGTAGGTGATATGAACTTAACTGCGAACATCGGTTCAGGTTGGGCTTCTTCTATCGCAGGTTTGTCTAACACAATCTTAACTGATCCATTCCGTCAAGTACACTTGCGTGATTTGTTACGTTCTTCTACTATCGAGCAGAATGGTGTATTCAAATTCGCTAAGAAAACTGGTGGCGAAGGTGCTCCTGCAGTTCAGACTGAAGGTTCTTCTAAGGCTCAAGTTGATTACGACTTCACAATCTCTGAAGTAACTCCTAAGACAATCGCTGCTTACAGCAAGATTTCTAAGCAGATGTTATCTCGTTTGACTTGGTTACAATCTTTTGTATCTACTCAAATGGTTAACGATTTGTTAAACGTAGAAGATACTTTATTGTATGACTACGCAGGAACAGGTGCTTTCGCAGGTCTTTATGAGTCAGCTTCAACTTACACTCCATCAGGAACTGTAGTTACTGCTTCTAACCGTTGGGACAAACTTGCTAACGCAATTGCTCAATTGAAAGCTTTACGTTTTGCTCCATCAGCTATCTTGGTTAACCCAATTGATGAGATGGAATTGTTAATCAACAAAGAGTCAGGTG